GATTTTCTTCGGAATCTCATTCTATGGAAGTCACTTTGATAACGACAGCCGACTCATACTCATCCATATTTAACATCGGCTTTATTCTGTCTTGCAACATTTGGTTCGCTATTTGAGCGGTTTCCCAGGGGCCAAAATACAACTCTGGCTCGGCCTTGAATTTCAGCAAGACAACATACTTGCTTTGGTCTTTTTTTATCTTGACGGACTGCTGGTCTTCAATCGCCTGGGTGATGGCTTGGACATCTCGTTCCGTGCCTCGGTAATCGGTCATAATATCCCTCTCAACCGCCCGAATTGAATGGATGATGGTGGAATGGTCTTGGTTGAAGTATTGCCTTCCAATCGCAAGCTTGGGGATGTTGGTGTACTTGCGAATCATATAGCAGGCCACTTGCCTTGCGTGAACGACATCCCACAAACGGGTCTTGCTGAACAACTTGTCCTTGTGGATTCCGTAGTAATCCGATACAATGCCGATAATGTCTTCAGCCATTGTGTGTTCAATCTTTCCTATCATTTGTTCTTAGGTTTTTTGTTGTCGGTGGTTTTTGCGATCACATCAACGAGAGAACCGCAATAGGGGCAATACGGACCGCCCTTGATGTCTATTTGTGCCTGGGTCACATCGTGTTGTATCAGGCCGTGCTTGTCGCATTTTCCAACGTATTTCATAGTTCCTTCATTAAGTTCTCAACATACTGAATCCGTTGACCTATCCACCGCATGACCGGTACGGCCATTGAGTTACCGCAAGCCTTGTATCGTGGCCCATCAGGGCATTGGTCGGCTTCCTTGTTTCGGTAGGGAATCTTTGTCCAATCATCGGGGAATCCCTGCAAGCGTTCGCATTCCTTGGGGGTCAGCCTTCGGATAGCCATTGAGTGCATAACCTTTGGCCCCGAAGTATTTGTTCCTCCAACCGCCTCGGTTATTGTCGCACTTGTTTGCCCATCAATGGATTGATTGTAAACATCCACGGCCATCGGTTGCAACACGGCTCCAATATGGTCGGTGTCGGATTGCGAGCGAATGGTTTGCGTGGTGTGGTCGTTGGTGGTGTAATTGTAAATGTCCACGGCTATCGGTTGCTGAACCAATGGCGTATTGCCTCCTCCCATCCCATAATTTGCACTCACGGTATCAGCGACATCCTTTGGGCCTTTAACTCTTGAGTCTTGAGGATGCGATTCGTAGTAAAGAGGTTGGGCAACAAATTGCTGAGTACCACCTTCTCCTCCTCTTACAAGCGTTCCAAATTGGTTTGTCCTTGCGTTACATTCAGCGTCTATGCTTATCGGTTGGGCAACGGCTAATTGATTATCTCCCGGCTCTGACCTTAATGTTGGAGATGTGCCATTATCCGAATACCCATACCCAAGCCTTTGCATCTTGCCCGGTTCAAAGGCTATCGGTTGGGCAACTGCGTGTGGCCTAATAGCAAGACCCCTACCATCTTCTAAATCTTGATTACCTAAGCCTTTATAGTCTCTTGCCATTATTGTACCAATGGTTTCCTCTCCGTTAGGACTTATCCATTTGCCTTCCGATTGGTCAATGATAGTTGGAGCATAAACCATATTTCCGGTTTCGTTTGAACCGCTTGGGCCTCCATATCCGGTTTTCCATTTGCTTGTAACGGTGGGGCTTAAATTGCCTCCTACGCAACTCACATCGCCTGCCTCTCCAACGCTTCCTTGAGCATAGGTGGCAGCTTCTTCCCTCTTTTTTCTGCTCGGTTTAATATTCCCTTGCAGGCTTTCTCGCTCAAATAGAACCGCTGCGGCAACTCTCCAGTCTCCAAGGTATCCGACAACAAACACTCTTCTGCGTCTTTGTGCCACTCCGAAGTATTGAGCGTCAAGAACTCTGTATGCGAACCCATACCCGAGTTCGCCCAACGCCCCGAGGAAGGTGCCAAAATCCCTTCCTCCGTTACTTGACAACACGCCGGGGACATTTTCCCAGACAATCCATTTGGGCTTTTTAGCGTCAGCCAATGCGAGAAATGTGAGCATAAGGTTTCCTCGTGGGTCAGCAAGTCCTTTGCGAAGTCCTGCAACTGAGAAGGATTGGCAAGGGGTTCCTCCGACCAGAAGGTCAATTGATCGTTCATTGAATGTTGGGTTTTGGGTTAGTTGAGTCATATCCCCAAGGTTGGGGACATCGGGAAAGCGGTGTTTCAAGACCTCGGAAGGGAATTGCTCAATCTCTGAGAACCATTGCGGTTCCCATCCAAGGTGGTGCCAAGCGACTGAGGCTGCCTCAATGCCTGAACAAACGGATCCGTATTTCATCAGAATGGTGCTTTTAGGGTTTGAATCTTCTCCTCAAAGGTAGGAATGTTTCCATTAAAATCCAACACTTTTGTGTATTGAAGTTTAATTTTCCCCATAGCGGTGCCAATCTTCCCATTCCGATTCTTCCTCACAAGGATTTCAAGGAGGTCAATGAGTTCTTGCTTTTGGGGGTCGTGGTCTTCCATATACTCAGAAGGACGATACACGAACATAATCTTATCGGCATCAAATTCAAGTTGACCCGTTTCACGCAGGTCGCTCGGTTTGGGACGCTTGGAGTCCCTCTGCTCCACGCCCCTGGACAACGATGACACCACACAAATCCAAATGTTGAGCCTCTTGCAGATGGTCTTGATGTACTTGGAGATGTTGGTCACTTGCTCAATTCGGGGCTTGCCTCGGTCTTCTGGTAGCGGAGAAATCAGTTGGAGGTAATCAATGTATGCCCCTTCAATCTTGTGCTTCTTGATGAGTTTTATCAACTCCAATTCCATCCGCTGAGGGTCAATGCCGGGGACATCCACAACGTGCAACGGTGCGCCTTTGACCTTATCAATGTGCTGAGAGATGGCCAAAAAGTCCTGACCGCTCATCCGCTCCTTGATGTCCAAGAAGACCTCTCCATCCACCTCGGCAAGGTTGGAAACCAATCGGGTCATCAGTTGCTCCGTGGACATCTCCAAGGTGAAGAAGGCCACAGGCTTTTTGTTCATCGCTTGGTTGAGTGCGTATTGCAGGGCCAAGGTGGTCTTGCCCATTGCAGGACGGCCACCCAGGATGATGAACTCCGAAGGCTTGAAACCCGTTATCAGGCTGTCGGTGTTGTGATGGAAGGTTCGGGTGATGCTGTTGTCCTTCGCTCCCGTAATCACCTCGTTGAGGCCCATCATAAAGCCCAAGAGCAATTCGTGAACCTCGGTAGCAATCGGGTCGGGGTCTAAGGATTTGATGTCTTGGATTTCCTTGTAGAGGCGATCAACATCTTGGTGCTTGAGAAAGTCAATCTTGGTCTTCTCAATTTGGTCGTGGATGTATCGGCAATGCAATTCGTACCGATAGACCTTCCATCCATCGTGGGAATAAAGCCCAGAGTCAAGGCTTGCGAGGAACACGACATCGGTGGGGACATTCATCTCAATCATCCGTGAACGGACGGTGAGTGTGTTGATAGGCTTGTCCTCGGCCCGAAGGCTCCGAATGGCTTTGAAGGCGTTCTTGCGGATCCCTTCATCAAAATACTCCTCTCTCAGTTGGAGGACTATATCCCCCGGCTTGATGATTTCGCAAATTAGGATGCCGAGGAGTCGGTCTTGGTATTCAGCGTACAATTCCGCTGGGAGGCGTATAAATTCGGAGTGGTTGTTCATCGTTTTGGGTTGAATAGTAGGGTTTGTGTTGGGAATGGCCTCCAGACTGCGTAGGAAGCTCGTCATTGAACGCTTTATGGGTTAGGTATCTTACGGGGTCTTTACGGAACTTACGCTCTCTGTGAGCCTCTAAATAGGTCGGAAGGGTATTGCGGATTTTCTCAATCTCTTCATCGGTGAGTTTGAACCAAGCGAGGATGGCTTTGTCCTTGCCGACCTTCTTGTCGTAGAAATTCCAGAAGCCCTCAAACATAGCCATCATTTCTTCTTGGGAGTGTTTAGAGTTCCTGCGGATGTTTTTGTTGGAGTATTTGGACGTTCCCTTCTCTTTTTCCTCCCCCACACCCCCTCCTTTATCTCTACCCTTTAGAGTGTTTATAGTATTAGTATTGTTTATATGTATAGAATTGTCTATATAATTATATATATATAGGAGGTTTTGTTGAAAAATCAAGTTTTCTCGCTCAATTTTATCCACATAATCCTCCAGGTCTTTGACATACTCGTCCTGGTCAAGGTAGCATTCGGGGTTGGGTCGCATTAGGGTTAGGGGTTTGGTTGGTCAGTTTATAGGCTGACGCTGGGGGAGGTTTGGTAAGAATAGAGGCTGACGATTATCGATTGCGTATTAAACGTGGGTTCGGGTTTCCGAATCCCAAATGGCACTCCATTTGAAGTCCTCCCAATCAGATTCCCACTTTTCTTTGATTTTTGCTTCAAAACTTCTGGCCTCTTCCAAGGTGTCAAAGTCCTCCTGAAAATCATTCATCCCGAAGGAGGGATAATAGGCATCACCTGCAAATACTAAGAATCGTTTCATAGGCTTAAGGTTTGGTTGGGTTCACGAATGAGCGAGTTATGTGCCATTTTAACAAGAGAACGGAACTTCAATCCATTGACCTTTGACATTTGCATAAAGAAAACCTGCATACGAATCCCCTTCCATATTAGTAGTCCATTGGACAACGTGGACATTTTTAAAAACACCGCGATGCTCTTTGTTATCGCTACCCTTGGGAGCATCAACAAGTTTTATTTTTTCGGTCACATTACAACAATCCATAAGTTCTTCAAAATCCTTTTGTGCTTTTTTCCCAAGTGTTTTTAAAACTTGTTCGTTGTGGTCTGCAATTTCTTTTTCGTATGCAGCTAAATCCGCATAAGCTTTATCAATTTGTTCTTCAGTCATTTTATTTAGGTTTTATAGTCTGAAATAGTTTGTACGCACCACACGAATCGGTCAGGGTCTTTATTTGCGGTCCGAATCCGTTGGAACGGGATAGAACATACTCGCAAGCATCCCCCTTGGCCCGCACCTCAATCACCCTCCAGGGGCGGTCGTTGGTGCAGGCCGTGAGCAGGAATAGGAGGAGGATGGCTCGCATTTAGGCTCTTGATTGATACTTTGAGAGCAACTCGGCAACACGCTTGTTGGCTTCCTCGGCTTTCGCCAGAAGGTCTTTGAGGGTAGCGTCCATCTCGTTGGGCTTCTGGACAACGGCTCGCTTGGCCCGGAAGGTCTTGAACACTTCCTTAATCTTCACGCTTTGCTCGTTGATGCACTTATCAATGTCCTGTTGAGTAGGGACCTTGTTGAAATCGGAGTAATACAGCGACTTGTTCTGTCCTGGGCGAGAGCCTTTGGCGATGATGCCTTGGTCACGCATTGTCAGGTAGAAAGTGCGACCCACATTGTTGTCGGTCATAATCTTGTTGATGTCAAGGTTCCTGACCCCATTGAAGGAGGCGGTCCAAATCATCCAGAACGCTTTGACCTTGCGGTTGTAGCGGTCTTGCTCGGAGCCAAATACCTTTGGCTTGGATAGGGCGTATCGGGTCTTGGGGGTTGTTTCAAATAGATTCGTGTTCATTGTTTTGGGGTTTAAGGGTTGGTTAATTAAGGTTGGGTAAATCATCAATCGTGTTGCCTTGGTTGGCTTCGTGTTCTTCGGTGCATTCCTGCAATCCACGCTGGTAATCAGCGTCCCTCTGCTCGGCTTCACGGGCCAAGGCGGATTCCAAAGTTTCGGTAAGGAAAAACTCACCATTGTCCCTTTCCATATCTTCCAATTTGCGGAGGCGTAATTCCTTGATCAGCCATTCCATTGCGGTCATATTGCTCATTATTTAAAGGTTATTGCGATGGACGATTTGGTGGCCTTGGCTTCGCACACGGGGATTTCTTCACCGGTATTAGGATCCACAATCATTGACTTGCCTGCCTGCCTAAACGCAAGCTTCAGCAGTTCTTCTCGGTCTTTGAGGGCTGCTTTCATTTGGGCGTATATCGGGTCTTGGTCGCAGTTCGGGCCAAGGGATCCTTCCCTTATCTGAACACTCGCTCCGTAAACATCAAAGGACTTGCCGGGATGCTTGGCGGCTTCATCAGCAACGGTTTCTTCCGTCTGCTTGATGACGGCCTCAATCGCCTTGTGGATGGCTTTGAGTTTGATGTGGGCTTCCAGGGCATTGATATGCCCTTCGTTGATGCGATCCACCAAGTTGGTGGTGAGGAGTGCGATGTCAGCCTTGCCGACATCACTCCTGGGTATAGATACGAGTTCCATAATTAACGATTTTTAAAGTATTCAATCCCCTTGCGGTACCGCTCTTCAGTCCAATCCTCGGTCGGGGCGAACCGTGGGTCGTTGCGTTCTTGGTCGGTGGCCTTCACCGCACGCTCCAAAATGTACTCTTGGTGAATCTTTTGCAGACCGGCAGGGATGATAACGGGTGCCGTGGTGCGGGTCTTGGTTGGAGGAGCCACATCGTTCCTTGGTGGGGCTTGATAGGGCTTTGCAGGGATGACGGGTGCACCGTGCTTGCCTTTATAGATATCAATCCCAATCCCAATCCAAGAGGCGATTTTGGTAATCGCATCCGTTGTCGCCCCCTTCGCTGCATCGCCCATATCATCGTTGGTGGAGGACGCAATGCACTCGTAATAGATGCCTGCGGATGGGATTTCAAGGATGGTCTTGGAGAGGGCGGTGTACTCGGTACGCTCCCTGCCAGAGGATGTTGTCTTGACGATGACGGAGATTGGGGCCAAGAGTTTGGTCTTGACCATCCATTCCCCAACACCAAAGACCTCGTTGAGTCGCTCGGTGACGAAGATGCCCTTGATGGTGGACATCCCGGTTCTTGTTGGGTGGGCCGAAATTGCTTCGGGCGGTAGAGGCTCGGCGATTTTGGCGAGTTGCTCTGCGGTGAGGTTTTGTTTCATAGTTCGGTGATGTTTGTTGGTTCGGGTTCAGATTGAGATTTAAAAGCGTCATAAAAAGGGCCTAACCAAATGGCGTAATTTATTCCAAAAATTCTGCTTAGGTCAATTGCTTGATTCAAGGTCAACTGATGTACGTATTCTTTTTCGGTCAGGGCTTTGACCAGTTCCTCGCCAAGGGTTGGGTACTGCTTCTTGTACTCAAGGAGTTTCTTAAACTCCTCGGCATTCATTTTTTCAAGTAGGTTCATTGTTTAGGGTTTAGGGGTTAAGGATTAAAGCGAGGATGAATCGGCCAAAGAATGCAATGCCCAGCATCGTGGTCAGCATAATGTAGCCCGTGGCAATGGCGGCCTTTATTTTGGCCTTGGTTTCGTGTGTCATAAGATTAGGGTTTAGGGTTATGAACGAAAGTGTGAACAAATATAGTGGGTCTTACCCTGCTTGCACCACCTTGGAAAAATTATTTTCAATAATTTTATTGACATCCTGTTTCTTCCCAATCCCGTGGCTCCATTGGTACACATAATTGCGGTCAATGTTGAGGGTTCGGGCGATTTTGTCAATGCTCGTCTTATTCCTCGCCATCAATAGCCT